GTTGTCCGAGAATGAAGAGCGATATCAATATTATGAAACATTATTGAATACTGTTGACAGCAGTTTGCTGGTAGTAGATAGTCAGTGCAATATACATTGGATGAACCGGGCAGCCATGCAGGATTTGTGCGGTTATCGTATTCATTCTGTCAGGGAATTGGCTCTGTTAAATTCTGATTTTCCTACTATTATCCTGTCATTACAGCCTGGAGAGATTAAAACAGTACGAATACATAAAGGAGATATTATACAAGAATTGGCTGTTACGGTATCTGAATATTCCGCTCAACATGGTACGGAACTCCGGTTGGTTAATTTAAAGAATATCCATGCTGTATTGGAGGAAAATGAGATGGAAGCATGGCAGAAGCTGATTCGTGTACTCACTCATGAAATAATGAACTCCATTGCGCCCATTATTTCATTAAGTGAAACATTAAGTGAGCGTGCTGTACAAAATGGTATGAATGAGAGAGATTACAATATCATGTTGCAAGGGATGCAGACTATTCATAGAAGAAGTAAAGGGTTGCTGAATTTTGTGGAAAACTATCGTAAACTTTCTCGTCTGTCTGCTCCGATACTGGCTCCAGTAAATATAGGTGATTTACTGAGTGATATGAAAAAACTGTTTCCTAATAAAAACATACAATATATATATAAAGTAGAAAACCCAGAAACGACACTGATGCTGGATCGTTCACAGATAGAACAAGTATTAATCAATTTACTAAAGAATGCAGGTGAGGCTTGTGTAGAGCAAATCTATCCCGAAGTTATCATTAGCACACATTGTGATTTAGAAAAACATCTATTTTTCCTTTCTGTCTGTGATAATGGTAGTGGCATTCTTCCAGAAGTATTGGATAAAATCTTTGTTCCTTTTTTTACAACGAAGCCAACAGGTAGTGGTATAGGACTCAGTTTATGCAAACAAATTATGAATTTACATGGTGGAAGTATCTCGGCGAGTAGTGAAATCGGAAAGGGGAGTTGTTTTACACTGAAATTTCTTTGTTGCGGATAAAAAAAGTTTTAAGGTTAATGTTTTGATTTATAATTTGATAAGTAATGATGCGAAAAAAAAGTAGAAAAAAAATCGCTTTAAATATTTGCATATATAAAAAAAAGCCGTACCTTTGCATCGCTTTTGAGAGATAAGGCGATTGAAAAATAAAAAAAAGATTCGGGGTGTAGCGCAGTCCGGTTAGCGCACCTGCTTTGGGAGCAGGGGGGCGTGGGTTCGAATCCCGCTACCCCGACAAAAGAAAAAGGCTTTGATAATCAGTGGTTTGATGCTGTTTTCAAAGCCTTTTTTATTATAAAAATCTTCATTTTATTGATTAAAAAAAAGGAATTTTTGCCCATCAATGGACACAAAAACTTATCCAAAACTTATCCTTTAATTTTAATCAGTATGGCAACTCTCAAACTAACAATTTTCAAAGCAAAAGTTTTAAAAGATGGCAGACATAAAATTAGAGTGGCCGTTTGCCATAAGCAGGAAACTTGCTACATTATCACTCGGTTTATCATAGATAATCTCTCCCAGTTCAAGAACGGACAGGTGGTAAAACGCCCGGATGCCGCAATGATAAATACAAAATTGCGTAATCTTCTCAATAAGTATCAGGAAAGATTGGACAAGATAGATAATCCAGGTATCTATTCATGTACACAGTTGAAGGATTTCATCTTAAGGGAATCTGTGGATACACAGGGGGAATCATTTAAGTCTGTGTGTGATGCATATATTGAGGAACTGTTTAAAAACAGTAAAACCAACTATGCTAATATGATGAGGGAAAGTGAGGCTCATTTCTTGAAGTTCCTGCGTGGGGATGTACGACTTGTCGATATTACCCCGGAACTTATAGAGCAATATGCAGCGTATCTTGAAAAAAAGAATTGGAGCCGGGCGACATTGGGGATAGTAATGAGAAATACGCGGACAATCATAAACAGGGCGATAAAAAAGAGAAAGGTTTCATATAATGTACATCCTTTTGTAGATTATTCTATTCCGCAATCTCCTGTACGCGATGTCAGTATCAGGCTGGAGTCTTTGTCCAAGATACTTAATGCTGAGGTTGACAGTAATTATCTGTCAGTAGCCAGAGATTTGTTCTCTCTTTCATTTTATCTCGGAGGTATTAATATGACTGACTTGATGGATATGGATTTTAGAAACTCTAGGTATATACAATACTCCCGTAAGAAGATTATGGGGCGGACTTCCAATGCAAATGTCATTATATTGCCTGTTCACGAGAAAGCAGCCTGTATTATAGCAAAATGGATGAATCCAAGAACCGGTAAGCTGGATTTTCATTATAATTTCACTTATAAGAATTTCTCTCGTCATATATCACGGGGAATAGCGAAGCTTGCAAAGGAACTTGGGATAAAGGAACGTGTGGTTTACTACTCCGCCCGGAAAACCTTTGCACAATTAGCTTCAGAACTAGGGATACCTGATGGAGTGATAGACTACTGTTTAGGGCATTCGGACAAGAGTAGGGGAGTGATACGCTATTACGCTAAGGTAAGGGAGAAACAAGCGGAAATAGCCATCAATCGGGTGATTGATTATGTGGATCATCCGGAGAAATATAAGGAGTTTTTGGAAATGAGAGCAGATATCATGCTGATGAAGTCCTAACTCAAAAATCAAGCGGTTATCTATAAAATATAGCCGCTTGGTTCGTTTACCGAATAATAAAAGAATATCATTTACTGTTTTCAATATTTGCTCTGATTTGTTTCAAAATCAGAAACGGCCCTCCCATCTTATAGTTCCCTAAGTTTTGTTTTGCTTGCATGATACAGGATTCAACAGTAAGTTTCAAATCCGGGGTAAAAGCCGCTTTGTTAATCTGCATTTCTTTGGGAAGTTCATCAGCATGGTTGTTGAACCATACGATCATTTCATTCAATTCCTCTTCGGAATAAGATTCTTTTTTTTCAGCCATAATACATAAGTTAATGTTAGTTCCGGCAAAGATAACAAAAAATAGCCCCGACTCATCACGAGCCGAGGCATTTCAATTTATAAATTTAAAGTCTTATGATGAAGATTGTCTGTTGCGCCAATGCTTTACTATCAGTATAACGACAATCAAAACGGTTACACAAACACAGGCAAAACCGATTTGTTTAGGGAGCGTGGATTCTTTTTTCTCTTTTACCCCTTCAGTCTTGGTTTTCTCATGAATATCGGAAGTGGTTTCCTTGTCAGCTTTTACCTCCGTACTGTCATTGGTTGCAGTTTCCTTCTTTCTATTCTTGCTGAAATCACCTTCTACGTGACCATCAGCCAGTAACGGAGGTTTCCCGGTCAGGCTGTCGGGCGGTTTTCTTGTATCATAAATCCGAAAATTAATCACGTAGTTGCCATTAGTGGTAATGAGTTCGCTCAAAGACGTACTTGATCCGTATACGATGTTGACAGATTCACTGGTACTATCCTTCCTGATTACTTCTACATCGGACTTGACAGCCTTATGCGAGCTGCCACATGATCCGAACAACAGGAACAAACACATGAAAGGAGCCAGCAATATATGCCGGCTTACCCAGTTCATAACTCTAACCAACATAGTCTACAACTTAAGAACTTGCATCCTGTTATCCCCGTCAGCCCGATAACTGACGTGCACCCAAGCGAAGTTAGACTCGTCAATCAATTGATCATAGGGCAGGTTCTTGCGGATATATTCAAATAACAGCTTGTTTTGCTGTCTGTCTCCAGTGTCAATATCAGCAGCTTCCCCCTTCATGTGCTGCGAGGTCTTACTTCCCCTAACGGCCGCATTAAGCTCCGGACAGCGATAGCCACTGTTTACTGTTATTGGCTTTCCCCACCATGTGCGTAACGGGTCCAGTACGTTATCCACCAAGGCAGTCAGAGCAGTCACATGCTCCTGTCTGCATTTGTTGTTGATACCCAAGCGGTCAGCAGTCGTTGACTTGCAGAGTTCCGCAATCGTAAAAAACTTCATTTCTTTTCCTCCTTTTTGTTTTTTCATAAAAAGAATATAGCTATATTTGCACAAAAACATAGCGTGTTTTTCATGTAATAGAACTGAGTTTACCGGTCTGGCGAGGCCGGTTTTTCATTATTCCTACCGATTGCCCCCTGTTCCTCATCAAACAGTATCTGAGCCACCATCCTAGCGATATCATCCTTGTTCTCGATGATCACACTCATTGTCTTCTCGGCCTTGCGCAACTCTTCTTTCTCCCACGCTTTTTCACGAACTGATTTAAACTCACAGAAAATGCAGTAACCCGTCCAGATCATTGAAAAAACAGGGAAGGGGATAACAACACAGCATAGCAGATCAATGAAGCACAACTCTATAAATGGAGTGAAATACTTCTTCGCCTTGATGGCTGTTTTCTTATACCCCGTGGATGTTCTTGCCTCCCCGCGTTGTTTGGCCTTCATTATTCCTGAGACCAGATCCACGAACATTGCGCCGATAGTGGCTGCGATACACAAGGCTATCAGTACAATGTGTATCATCATGTGCTCGTTGATAAAATTGTAAATTACGTCTTTCATTACTTTGTCTTGATTATAAAATATATTGTTCCAAAGATATGTCTATTTACTTGCGTCATTGTTGCAGAATTACTTAAATCCATTGCCACGATATGACAATAAAAAAAGAGCCCGATGACAATATTTATTGCCATCAAGCTCCTGGTTACACTGCAAAGATAGTGAAAACTATTCCATATTCAATCCATATTGAAAAAAATAATCAGGAGCAATATTTCGATTATCCGAAGAAATTAAAGAGTCACAATATTAATAGAAAACAAATAGGATTCATGAAATCTACCGGTTGTCTATAAAATCAGATGTTCTCAAGCCTTTATCAGGAAACATCTTTACTTTTTTCCTTTTCCTTTGAACATTTTTCAAGTCACGCACAATGGTGCTGGAAAGTACCTCCGAATAAATCTGTGTGGTCTTTACGGAAGTATGTCCGAGCAGCTTCTGGACTGTTGTAATCGCAACTCCCTGATGAACCAGCAGGGTGGCACAGGTATGACGGCTCACATGGTAGGTTATCCGTTTTTTGATACCACACAACCCGGCCAGCTTTCGAAGCTGCTTATTCACTTCCGAGTTACAGGGTAGGGATGCAAAACTTCCGATATCCGGATAACGGTCAAGAATGCCCAATGCCTTGCTTTCAAACAGCAGATGTAACGGCAGACGGATATCCACTCCTGTCTTGACAGATTTGAAGTACAGCCACCGCTTGCCGTTTATCCTAATGAAATTCTCAGGTGTGAGCTGGCGGAAGTCAGAATAGCGCAATCCGGTATAACAGCAGAACAGGAAGGCATCGAGCACATGGCGCATGGATTCCTCTTCCACCTCGACCGTTTCCAGTTTCTTCAGCTCGTCCGGGGTAAGAAACTCATGTCTGCCTTTCTCCTGTTTGATTTTGTACTTTCTGAACGGATAAGCGTCCGCGTGCATATATCCCTGGTTGATTGCCTCATTGACCAAGGTACGGAGCTGTCTCATGTGCTTGGCTATCGTATTGACCGCATTGCCCTTTTCCCTTAAATATTGCTCAAAATCACGAAGGAATGTATAGGTAATATCCTTGAAGTCCAATCCGGAACGGAAATCATGCAGGACCGCCAGTGTAGAGTGCAGGTTGTCCTTGGTGGACTGTTTCTTGTCCGAATTGTCAATGGCTGATTTGGCGAAAGTGGAGAAGCTGACATTCACGGCACTTTTCTTCTTGACAGCATCCTTCAGTAGTGAGAGTGTGGCAGGTATTCCGCGCTTCCAATACCCCAACTCTATGCCTTGCAGATACAGGATGTATTCATAGAGCATTGTGTTGAGTTCGTTAGACTGGGGATGGTTAATGACTTGTGCCCCCTCACGGCTCCAGCACTCCGGTTTGAGGTACACGTTTGTCTTCAAGTAGATTTTCCTTTGGTTCAAATAGGCTTCAACCTGTACAAGAGCCGTGCCCTGCCTGTTAAGTGTGTTCTGGCGGTTATATACAAGACGGTATCTGATTTTATCCATTTTTCCGCAAAGATGCATCCTCTGTTCCAAGCTGCAAAATTTAGCCAATAAAAAATACACCCCCACTTTCGCAAGTAAAGATGTATAATATCTATAAAAAAATGGTCTGTGAAAAAAACATTTGTAAAAAAGATGCCATTATTCATCACGAACGATAGCATCTAGACATTTTTATCAGCAAACTCTTTTAGTGATTTAGAATAATGTTTAATTCAATATAGATGCTACAAAGTTATATATAAATTTTGTTTTGCCCAAATTATTATGTAGTTGACGTACGGTATCAAAAAGGCAGGATTCGCCAATCCTGCCCAATTCCATACACAAATCTTTTTATTAATTAAAATACCTCACGGCATTCAAAAATTAATAAATGAAAAAACATTATTAATTGTCATAGCAAAGCTATAACAAATATTTAAAAAAGAATCATTATATGAAAAAAAGAACAGAATAAACGATATATAGACCAACAAACATTT